GAGTCTGCCGAGTGCCACCTGATCGCCGCGTTTGCTAGGCAAGCCCTTAAGCGTATGGAGGTCACCTTCGAGATGACCGAGTTCATGTTCACCACCGATCACTGCGGCGTGCAGCTGAAGTGCGCCATCGACGGCGTGGGCACCGACGGCTACCTATACGACCTCAAGACCACCGAGGACGCGTCCCCTGCTGGCATCCTCAAGTCTATCCGGGCATACCGCTATAACCTGCAAGCCTACTTCTACCGCCTGTGCTTCGAGACCGCCTTTGAGCGCCGCGTGCTTGGCTTCCGCTTCCTCTTCGTTGAGAAGGCCCCGCCCTTCGCCACGGCATGGGTCGAGATTGGCCCTGAGCTGATGTCCTACGCCTGCTCCGACTTTGAGAAGGCGCTGCAAGCCTACCGCGAGTGCACGACCCTCGGCGAGTGGCCAGCCTACGGTGACGAAGTCCAGGTCATCGACATCAAGGGACCTTCCACGTCCACCGCCATCACCTTTGCCTAATACAAACATATGAAAATCAATCAGTTCCTAAGCCTTCCTCCTGAGACCCTAACGAGGACTCTGACTAACATCGGCGACAACCTTGGGTTTATCGCCTTGGCCTCGCCCGGTGTGATGAAGGGCTTTCAGTCCAAGCGCATTACGACTACCTCTTTTGATGAAGTCATCTTTGAGAATGACCAGTGGGTTGTCCGTGGCGATTGTACCATCGATGAGAAAATCAATGGAGCAGTAACACCTAGATCATATCAGGCTGATGGAGATGACATCCTTGATGGATGCCAAACAAACGGCAAGCTGCACGAAACTTGGCCCTACCACGTTTGCCTAAAGGACTTCGTGGACAAGCAAGCCTTCTGCGATGCCTACGCTGTCGCATATTACCACAAGAACATGAGCAAGGCCCGTGCTCTTAACGCCTAATTTCCCACCACCAACATGACCACCGAAAACAACGACCGCCCCCCGCTCACCTCTATCTCGACCAATGGCACCTACCGCCTGAAGCTCATCAAGCCCAAGTTCGAGAAGGTCAAGGTCTGGGAGGACGGCACCTGCTCCGCCCGCCTCTTCTTCGTCGACGACAAGGGCTTTTGCCTGTCGAAGAACTTCTCGACCAAGTACGGCAAGGCCCTCGCCATGCTCGTCGGCAAGTACTCCGGCAAGTTCACCGAGGAGATCAGGCTCGACGCTACGGCTGCCGAGTACCTTCAGTACCTCGAACCCGCTTGCGGCCAGACCATCCTCGTCGGCGTGGAAGTCGAAGCCAATGGCGAGTACAACGGTCGCCCCCAATTCAAGTACAAGATGACCTACCCCAAGGGCTCCCAGAAGCCGACCGTGCCTGACGCCCTTCCTCCTGAAGGCGTTAACTTCTAAAGCCGTGACCGAAGCACCCACGCCGATGGCCGCCCCCACTCTCGTTTTGATCAGTGGGTTCGCCCGGGCAGGTAAGGACACGCTGGCCTCGGGCCTGCTGGAGTGGTCGACCCGCCCTGCCGAGCACATCAACTTCGCCGACGCGCTGAAGGAGGCCGGTAACCACTTCATGGACTACCTCGGGCTCGACGGCAACTTCATGGCCGAGGACTTCAAGTGCGAGAACCGCGACGCCTTGGTTGCCATGGGCCGCTTCGCACGGCGCCTCGACAAGGATGTCTTCGCCCGACACTTCGCCAATTGGGTGCCGGTAATGAAGCACCACGATCAGGTCAGCCCTGAGACCGTGGTCTGCTCCGACTGGCGTTACATCAATGAGCTGCGGGTCTGTCAGGACATCCTCTGGGAGAAGGGCTGGAAGGTCCGCACGATCTACGTCGCAACCGCTGGCATCGGCCCCGCCAACGACGAGGAACTCGACAGCATCGCCGAGATACGCGCCTCGCACTCCTTTGACCAAGAGTACATCTTCAAGCCGAACGCCCGTCAGCAAATCATGTCCGAAGGACGCATCCTCGCAAAGTCATGGAGGCTCTAACCCCTGACGCGGTGGCATGGGCCCGCAAGGTCGGCCTGTCCCCTGATCGCGTCGCCTTCCTGCTGGCCTGCCCCAAGTACACGGTGAGCAAGGGTCACCGCAAGTCGGACAAGGTCATCACCGACAACCCGAACCACCATCTTCAGCGCCTGGGCGACTGCTACTGGTTCCGCCTCCGCCGCCGCGGTACGGACATCGTCGAGAACATCGGCGGCGACCTTCTGACCGCCCGACAGCGCCGGGACGAGATGCTCGCGGCCTTCGACTCCGGACAGCCCATTCCTCACCTGAACCGCAAATGAGAAACAGAGCACCCAAGGGAAAGGCAATCAGCGCTGCCATCTATCAATTGAGGCATGGGATAAGCACAAACCTAGCGGCTGTGATGTTCAAGGTATCGCCTGCAAGCATCCCTTGCGCCGCAAGAAGGTTAGGTGCAACCCTGATGACCGTTAGGAAGAACCGCCGCATCTTTAAAAACAAAAAGACATATTGCTTCCGCTACCGCACCGCCAAGCTGGACGTCTACCGCCAATTGTCTACAGACCTAGACAAGGCCCGTGTCATGCGTGACAAAATCGAGAAGGAACTCGGACTTTCCAAATGAGCACCCCGACCCGCTTCGTAGCCTTCGGGGACAACCACGGCGACATGGCAGACCAGAACGCCGTCGAGGCTCTCTGCGAGTTTATCAAGGACTACAAGCCGACCGTTCGCGTACACCTCGGCGACTGCTTCGACTTCCGATCACTCCGTCGCGGCGCTGGCCAAGATGCCGAAGGCGCCGAGTCCCTAATTGCCGATGTAGAGGCTGGCGAAGAGTTTCTAGCCCGCACCAAGCCCACTGTTTACCTGATGGGTAATCACGAACACCGGGCGACCGCACTACAGCACACCTCGGCCTCTGCTCTGGTGCGCGACTACTGTGCCGACCTCGAGGCCCGCATCAAGACCGCCGCAAAGAGCTGCGGAGCCAAGACCATCCTGCCCTACCATGCCGAGAAGGGTGTCTACCGCCTTGGGCAGGTCGCCTTCATTCACGGGTATGCTCACGGCCTGAACGCCACGCCAGAGCAGGGTAAGCACTACGCTGACCGCGGCGGCGCTCTGATCCACGGGCACACGCACACACTTAGCCAGGTCAACTTGACCAAGGCTGAAGGTGGCGCTGCGTTCTCCGCTGGCTGTCTCTGCCAGAAGGACGCGATGGCCTACGCCTCTCACCGCCTAGCCACCTCACGCTGGGGTTCTGGCTTCGCCGCTGGCTGGGTCGACGGCCGCGACTGGAAGGTCTGGCTAGTTCACCGCGTAGGAAGCCGATGGGTCTGGACCACCGACCTCAAGGTCTTCAACCCGAAAAGCAAATGAGCAAACGCGGACAGAAGCTTCTTTACACGCGCTTTGGTAGCGACCCCGTCCTCAAGGCCGTCATGGCCGACATCCATATGCAGGCCGTCATGCCCGACAAAGGCTTCCTGACCCGCGAGCAATGGGCCACTAAGTGGAACCTAGCCGCCAACCATCAGGCGTCCCTGTATGTTGACCGGGCAGTAAAGATTGGCGTACTCGTTAAGAAGCGCTTCCGCGTCATCACCAAAGGACGGATGCGCCTACTCGACCACTTCGGCCCACCGCCTCCTGCCACTAAACGCAAAGCACCTTGACCCCGGGCACCCACGCCCACAAACCCAATCCCTTCTTCCATGACTCCTCCGAACAACGTGCCGGCGGAACGCCACCTCCTCGGCGTTCTGCTCCGTGACGCGCTCCCATTCCCGCCTGACCTTAAGGCATCTGACTTCTTTGAACCAGCCCACGAGGATATCGTAGGGGCCATTCTTTTGCTCGGTGTCGACGGCATCACCGCTGACGAGCTGATCGTAACCCAGAAGCTCCGAGAACTAAAGTCCAAGGTCGACGCGACCTATGTCTCGCTCCTGGTCAGCGACTGCGGCTCATCAACGTATCGACCCGAACACGTTGACCTGATTACGAACGCCGCCCTCCTCCGTCAGGCTGCCGACATCGCCTCAAGGGCTACCGACCCCGATGCCATCATTGAGCATTATGCCCGGCTCTCTGAAGACCGCAAGGGACGGAAGGTTAAGGTAGGCCCTGCCCGTATGGACTTCGACGCGCTAATGTCTTTTAAGCGCAAGGAAGACCCGACCTGCGTCCTTGGGTCTAACCGTTGGCTATGCAAGGGAGGATCGATGCTAATCGTTGGGCAATCTGGCACGGGCAAGTCCTCGCTGATGATGCAGGCCGCCGTGCATTGGTGCACTGGTCGCGACTTCTTCGGCATCAAGACGACCAAGGCTTTGCGGGCTGTTGTCCTCCAAGCTGAGAATGATTCGGGCGACATCAGTGAGGCCCTTCAAGATGTCATAGCCGGTGCCTATCTCGACAGCGATGAGAAGGCCACCTTACGCGATCACCTCGCCATCTACCGTGACACAGTCAGCACTGGCACAACGTTCACCGCCGCCCTTCGTCAGCTTATTATCGACCACCGCGCCGACATCGTTTTTATCGACCCTCTGCTGTCCTTCGCCGGCATCGACGTCTCTGACCAGGAGCAGGCATCCAAGTTCCTACGCCATGACCTTGCCCCGATCCTCCTCGAGACAGGCGCCGTCCTCGTGGCCATGCACCACACCGGGAAGCCTAAGTCATCTTCAGACAAGGAAGGGCACACCGTAGCCGACCTAGCCTACGCTGGCCTCGGTTCCTCCGAGTTCACTAATTGGTTCCGCGAGGTCGCCGTCCTCTTCCGCTGCCAAGGCGAGGAACCCATTTACAAGTTCGGCCTGACCAAGCGCCGTGGCCGTGCCGGCCTCAAGGACTCAAACGGTCAGTTTAAGCACGAGATTAACATTCGCCACTCAGCCGACAAAGATGTCATCAGATGGGAATATGCCCATACCCCATCCGAGGTGTCCCAGCAGGATGCCGTTTCCAGCCCCGCCAAGGGGTCTACTGGGCAGGCTAGCCCCTATTGAGGGGGAAGACCGCCCTAAACAATCAAAACGCCCTACAAGCCAAGCCAGACCCATGAACCCACCCACCCGACCAGACAAGTTGCAAGACAACTCGCAAGACAACATAGTATCAGTAGGGAATATACATTCCCTACATGATACACGCAGATGCCTTTGCGTCGCTTACGCTCGCTCGGCCCTGCGGTTTTTTCTGCAAGCAATTTAACCACCATGAGCAATCCAAGCAGACCGAGAAAACGTAAGTTGACCGAGGCACGGAGGAGGCACCTGATCTCGGAGAAGGAGAAGTTCGCCGAGAAGTGGCTGAACGATGAGCCCGGCATGATTAGGCGTTGCGCAGCTGGAGGCAAGGCCACCGCAGAAAAGGCTAAGGACAGAAGGCAAACGCTTGTGGATTGGCTATCCACTATGCCTCCTCGCATGACTAAGGCTCACCTAATCAAGGAGTTTCAGGCACGCATGGTCGCTAACAGAAACGTCAAGGCTCGTTCCCTCGTCGAGAAGATGAGGCTCTACGGAAAGATTAAGTACGACGAAGCCACCGGCCTTTGGATTAACATGACCAAGGCACAACCTTTGCCACTTGCCCGCTGAGTAACATCCTTACCAAATGCAAGGGTGACCAAACGGGCCAAGCTCAACGACCTGACTGCACCCGCGCCGGATGCCAAGTCGTTCGACGCGTGGTTCTTCTCGCAGACCAAGAAGGAGCAGGAACGTATGCGCGAGAACGGTGTGCTGCCCTACCGCGAGATGGTGCCGAGTAAGCACGTCTTCGCCATCGACCCGAACAACCGGGCATGGGCCGTTACTGATACGCCTATCGAACGCACTGAGGTCGACGCGTTCATCTCTCGCGATCATGTGGGCGTCATGCTCAGGGCGTTCATCGATGCGCTTGCCTGCTCTGATTCATTCTACATCAGGCGTCACGTCGAGCTGGTACGCTGGGCCCTGTCACTTCCTGGCTGTCTGTCCTCGCGTGCCATCGGTGGGATGTATGGACGCTCGCACTTCTGGATGCGATCGCGCGCTCGAGAGATTCAGATGCGCGTTAACTCTGACGCGTGCGGGATGTTCCCCCATGTCAATGCCAAGCGGGACAAGTTCAAGCAGGCACGCCGATGAATAACGCCCATAACCCCCCGGTAAGGAGTCTCCTAGACCCCCACCCCCTTCTGGCGTGGCCCGACACCACGGAGG